GTAGATATGGTTTCAGATATTTTAGAAGCAAGTTTTAGAAACACAAGTGATGTAGACACACCACTTTCAAAAATTAACAGATCACAATATCAAGCTTTTTCAAACAAAAGTTCCACAGGTCAACCATCACAATACTTTGTACAAAGATTTATAGATAAAGTTACAATCACTTTGTATTTAACACCTGGGGATACACAAGCAGGTAATTTTATTTATTTTTATTATGTAAAAAGAATTCAAGATGCAGGTAAATATACTAACGAAGCTGATGTAGTTAATAGATTTGTGCCATGCATGTGTGCAGGTTTAGCTTATTACATGGCTATGAAAAAAGCACCACAAAGAACTCAAGAAATGAAATTAATTTATGAAGATGAATTACAAAGAGCATTGCAAGAAGATGGATCACCTGCAAGTGTTTACATTTCACCTAAAACTTATTATCCGGAGATATAATGGCAAAGTTTGCAAAAGGTAAATATGCACTAGCAATTTCTGATAGAAGCGGACAAGCTTTTCCATGGAGAGAAATGGTTACAGAATGGAATGGTGCATTTGTACACTTATCAGAATACGAACCAAAGCAACCACAATTAGAACCAAAACCTTTTGTGGCTGATCCACAAGGTTTAGAACAAGCAAGACCTCAACGTTTTCCATCTGATCAAATTGGTGGTGGAAATATGGTTGCTAGTTTGGCTTTGCCTGGAGATTTTGCCTTTCAAGATTTGAGTAATAATAGTATGATACCTGAAGATCCATCTGTTATAAATGGAAGAAGACAAGCACAAATAAATGTGGGAGAGGTTACGGTAAGTATAACATGACGTATACAGAATTAGTACAAAAAATTAGAGATTATACAGAGGTTACTAGCACAGTTTTAACTGATACTATTGTAAATGGCTTTATTCAAGATTCAGAGTTTAGAATTTTAAGAGATGTAGATTCTGATAATAATAGAAGATACGTAACAGCTAATTTAATAGCTGGTACAAGATTTATAGACACACCTCAAAACTTGTTAATTATTAGATCAGCTCAAATCGTAGATTCTGATGGAGTAGGTCAAGCAGATAATAGAGACTTTTTACAATACAGAGACACTAGTTTTATGTCTGAATTTAATAATTTAAATTCACAGGGGGTGCCTAAATATTATAGTAACTGGGATGAAAATACAGTCGTGGTTGCTCCAACTCCAGATGCTACCTACACAATTCAATTAAATTATATCTTGAAACCCGATGGATTATCGAGTACAGTTCCTACTACATATTTAAGTCTGCAATTTCCCAACGGACTTTTGTATGCATGCCTGGTTGAGGCTTTTAGTTTTCTAAAGGGGCCAAATGATCTCTTGCAATTATACGAAGGAAGGTATAAACAAGCAGTAGAAGGCTTCTCAATAGAACAAATGGGAAGAAGAAGACGAGATGAATATCAAAGTGGTGTTCCTCGTATAGGTAA